TTAACATAATATACATAATGCGCACTGATGTAGTGGTTCTAATGGGCTTGTAAACACTACAGCAAATCCGGCACAAACCATTGAAAATCCAGAGATTCCAAGCCCACTATACTTTTTTGCTATGTTTGCCCAAGCTTGTTGCGCTTCGTACGTTTTCGCTTTATCAGCTGCTAAGTACACAAGCACAGTTTCCTTGTCCGCTCCAATAGCTTCAGCTAGAAAAAGAGCTTCTGTTTCAGTTAGATAGCGACTTCCATTTCTAATGTTCGACATTTTCTGTGTGCTGATACCCAAATCATGGGCAATCTGTTTATCTTGCACATAGTTCTTTGCCTTTTTATAGGCGTCTAACAGTTCATTTATGTACATTTCTGTTTTCCTAACAGTTTTCTATTTGATCATTCTAGCTCATGAGCATGCAAATTCGGGTATTTACAGTATGCAAATATGCATGTTTACTGTATGCAAATTCGGATACTCACTTAACTTGCTTGGTGTTGCTATGAAAAAACTCTCTACTCAGAACGCGATCATTCTTGATACGGAAACTACTGGTTTAGGTTCTCAAGCAGAAATTGTCGAGTTCACAGCTATTTGTGCTCACACTGGCAAAGTTATCGTGAACGAACTTGTTAAACCAACTTGTTCGATTCCTGCTGAAGCAACTGCTATTCATGGCATCACCGATGAAGACGTTAAGGATGCGCCCGACTTTCACTTAGTCTTCTCAAACCATTTTCTTCCGCTTCTTAACGGTCGCCCAATCATCATCTACAACTCAGATTTTGATACGCGCTTAATTATCCAATCTTTGGATAAGCACTGTAACGCTGCTTACGTTCAATCCGTTCACGATTTGTTTTTCAAGTTCTGTGTTCCTCAGTGCGCAATGCTTTGGTATGCAGAGTTCTTTGGTGTTTGGAATGAACACCATGAAGATTACAAGTGGCAATCACTTTCCAACGCTTGCGCTCAACAGAATGTTGATGTGTCTGACTTAACGGCGCACCGTGCACTGGCTGATTGTGAAATGACTCGTCGATTAATTCACGCCGTTAACTCACAGATTGAAAACCAAAACAATCAAAACTGTGACAGCGTCACCAAGCCTAGTTCAGAGGATTAATCCATGAACGAAGCTCAAATCATCTATTACGACTTGCTGCCTGACTACACGGTTTCTGTGTTGGTCAAAGGTTGCGACGAATGGGATTTGCTTAAATCCATGTCTCATCTTGAGTCTTGGGCTTCGTCTCAGTTCGCTTCTTATGAGTTGGTGTCCATCACCAACACGACTGTTGAACAACGTATCAATATGGGGGTGTTCGATGACTACTGCAACTAACATCCTTAAAAGTTTCGATGAGCAAAGCGTTCATATCGACTACCTGTGTTTTACGTTTGCCGTGAAGGATTTACGTCATTGTCACGATGCCGTTCGTCGATTGCACAAGCATGAGGAATACAAAGGCTTTGCCAAATCTGGACTGTTACAGCGTCACTGTCGTGCACCTAAGTTCCCTGCTCCACCTGTGTTTAATCCGACGGTCGCTCAGACTTCCGATGAGATTGATGCGTACAACAAAGCGTTTGATATCTGCTATCGCAATTACTTGGAAGATTGCTTGCGTATCTTCACCAATCAAGTGCTTGGTTTGTCGCTGTCTGCGCCTCGTGGTTTGGGTTTCCAGTTCTACACCGAATCCATGAAACTGACTTCGCCAGATGGTGAGGACTTCTGCGGCTTCGTTGGTATCGGCGGTAACAATGACACGGTGCATTTCCAAATCAACGGAACGGGATGCAAGCATGTATTTGCCCGTCGTCCTACGTGGTCGCTACATGACTGGCTGACCAATGTACTTGGTGTGCAAACTTTGGCGCGTGTTGACTTGGCCTATGACGATTACGACGGGATTTTTGATTGCGAATACGCTTACAAGGCGTGGCGTGACGACTGTTTCCGCACCGCAGAACGTGGTCGTGGCCCTGTGCTTCATGAAGATATGACCATTGCCAGTATCGGCAAAGACGGCAAACCGATTTACACCAAAGAGCAATACTCGATTGGTTCGCGTACCTCGCGCATTTACTGGCGTATCTACAACAAGGCTCTTGAGCAGAAACTCGCGAACACTGGCCTTGTCTGGTATCGCTCTGAGGTCGAGCTTAAAAAATGGAATGTTGATGTGTTGCTGAATCCTGCTGGCGCGTATGCCGCGCTGAATGATTTCGCAGCCTCGATTTCTACTGCAAAGAAATTCAATACCAAACCTGTCCCGACTAAACGCGCGGCGTTAGACCTGTTGGCCTCTGCGCACTGGATGCGTCGCCAGTACGGGAAAATTCTGAACTCTTTAATCGAATTCCATGAGGGCGACATTGAAACCGTGGTTGGTTCCCTTGTCCGTGATGGAACTAAATTCACCTTCCCCGATACCTACGGCAAGTTGGTGACTCACATATTGGAGACTTAACAAATGGCTAAATCCGTTTTTGTACTTGGCATGGATATCACTTGGAACTCAGCACGTGGCGACAGTGCTCAACTGAACGTGTCACGTCCTCTACGTGAAATCAACTCAGAGAAATTCAAACGCCGCACTATCGGTGAATCAGGTGATGTGAATCCCCAATGGGATCAACCTTTGATGATTGACCATGAATATGCCCTGCTTCTTGAGCGCACTGGCGCTCTCGTTCCTCGCCGTGAATACCAATTGCGCTTGGAGATTAACCCAGAAGACCCATTGGCAGGCGCTATCGTGACTGAGCTTATTCCAGTCGACCAAGAAATTAAGAAGCACTTCGAGGCTTCAATGAAACCCGTTCAAGGCTAAAAAATGTCTGTATGCGTCACCGTCGTTAACCAGTATGGCAATTTGAAAGCAACGAAAACGCCTGTTGCGGATTGCCAAGAATACGTGCTGATTTCGGCGGTGGACTACCAAGAATATAAGGAACCAGTCCTCTTCAACGGTGACTTGTTCCTGTATGTCAGTGGCGTGCTCTTGATCAACATGGTCGTTGGTCACTGGGTGGGTCGTGTTGTTCGCCTTATGAGTAAAAGGTAAATCTTATGAAAAAACTAGAACTTGTTGTAAATAACGTAAAACACGCAGTAGTAAACAAAAAGACCGCAGCTGGCGCTGCTCTTATGGTCGCGTCTGTC